AGGAGAGAAATGGTACTGTCTGGTGCTGATGAATGCGCGAAATATGAAATTTTGGATTATCATGGAAACATTATTTTGAGGAAACAATATAAAAAGGGAGAATATGACCAAACAAATTCAGAATACCATGTTAAAAAGGAAAAGAAAATCAATTACATTAGGAATGGCGATTTCAATTTGATCGCGGATGATAGCGGGAATATCTTAACCGACGAAAAAATGTTAATGTTCTTATATGACTTTCGATTTCATAACAGGATACCAGTGATGATTACCAATGATGCATTGGTATCACTTGCAACATATAAGCCGAAAACGAAAGAAGAATTTGTTTCTTTGCATGGTTTGGGGCAAAAAGTATACGACAAATGCGGAGAAATGTTTATAAATGCGATAGAAAATTTTGAAGGAAAGAAATAAAATATTGTGAGTGCCAAGTGCCTCTCCAGATGGAGCGAACAGTGCCAAGTGCCTTTTATCCTACGGGATAGGAGGCACTTTTTTAATGGAAATTCGGGAGTTGGTAAAGAGGGCATTTCAGAGAGATTTGTCCGACCCATCTGCGCTATCTGATGCGTTTGATTCGATCAGATTGTTGGAGCCAGAAGATTTTACGCTGGCGCATGAGCGGAACAAGGAAGTGCGGCGGCTGTCTGCGAAATTCGCCACAGAACAAAAAAGCATCCGTATGTTCGAGCTGAACAAGCGGAGTCTGCTGTTTGATGCGCCGTATGATTTTGATGCGGCGATAAGATATGCTGAGTGGGATAGAGAACCGAAGAAAAAGTTCTATATGCCACGCAGAAAGCAGTTGCTTCCGGTTGTTCAAGCTATGCAGCGGCTATCTGAACGGAAGATACGCATTTTGGGTGTTATGGCTCCCCCAGGCGTCGGGAAGACCACCATTGAATTGATGTTCATGGTGATGGAGGGGTTAAAGAATCCAGATTTAAGCATTCTGATGGGTTCGCACTCAAACTCATTCCTACGTGGGGCTTATGAAGAAGTTGGGCGGATGTTAGACCTCAAAGGGGAGTATTTGTGGAAAGATATTTTTCCATCTGTTCAAGTTTGCAAAACAAACGCCCAAGACATGCGAATTGATCTTGGAAAACGAAAGCGGTTTGAGACCTTTGAGTTTTCGTCTATAGGCTCTGGTAACGCGGGCAAAGTACGTGCCTCGAATCTTCTGGTAGCAGATGACCTTGTACCTGATATCGAGTCCGCAATGAGCAAAGAGCGCATGGACAAGCTCTGGCAGCAGTATTATACAGACCTCATGCAGCGTATGATCGGAGATTGTGTCCAGCTTCTTGTCCAAACACCTTGGACGTTGCATGACCCCATTGACCGACTTGAACTAGCCCATGCAGAAGACCCGCTGGCAGAGTTTATCCACCTACCCGCTTTGGATGAAAATGATGAGAGTAATTTTGATTATCCGTATGGGCTTGGGTTTACCACGGCATTCTATCACAATCAAAGAGATGTTATGGACGATGCTTCCTGGAGGGCACTATACATGACTCAGCCCATTGAGCGTGAAGGACAGCTCTACAATGAGGATGAGCTGCGCAGGTATTTTGAACTTCCTGACGGTAAGCCCGATGCCATCCTGTTTGTATGCGATACGAAGGACAAAGGCACTGATTACTGCGTCATGCCGATTTGTTACCAGTACGGAAATGACTTTTATTGTGAAGACGTAGTATGCGACAACAGCAATCCAGAGGTTGTAGAGGCGCGGCTGGTGTCAAAGCTCGTTCAGCACAAGGCTCAGATGGGACAGTTTGAAAGTAACAGCGCCGGTGGGAAAGTGGCGGAGAAAGTGCAGAAAGAAGTCAAAGAGGCTGGCGGAATTGCAAAAATCACGACGAAATACACTACCTCAAATAAGGAAACTCGGATAATAGTAAATAGTCCGTTTATTAAGGATCGTGTGCTATTCAAGGATAATTCTGTCATAAAAAAGGACAAGGAATATAGGCGGATGTTGAATTTCCTTTGTAGTTACACAATGGCGGGGAAAAACCGCAACGATGATGTCCCTGATGCGTGGAGCCTATTTGCCGAATATGTCCAACAACTTGAGGGAAACAAGGTTGAAGTATTTAAGCGGCCATTTTAAAATCTCGAATAATCCATTGCTAGCGTCATGTTAGCGTCAGGCGATAATCGCCCCCGAGTGGTTAATTTCTCCCGACCCTAACACCATTAGACACATATAGATATATAGGTTGTTATCTTAACAACGATTGATGTATAATATATTTGGGTAAACATAATTATCCAATTTTCCTCCCCTTTCGGGCTGTGACCAACCACGGCCCAAAGGATAACCCACTCCCCCGGCAGGGTATCTAGTGAGCAGATATTAAACGGAAAGGAGAGCCTCTCTTGTACGTTTCCTGCCGGGGGACTCCCTTCACGTTAGCCTGCTCCAGAGTTTCGCAATCGAAGCCGACATGCGGAGAAGATAACGATATACCCCTCCAATGCGTTGACGCCTACGTCCCTACGCGGGTATTAGTATTGGCGGGGACATATGCCGCAGCACGATGCAGCCCACAATCAGGGTCGGAGGGTCGCGCCCTCCATGCGGCAGAGCCGACAGTCATAGTGTCGGGTAAAAAAGCGGTGGCAGCTATGACCTGTCCCGGCGCTATCCCGCTGAAAACTACCTGTACCGGATCGGGTAAAGTACCATATGGCATATCCATATGACGCAGGTGTGA